GTCCTTTTCAATCATTCTGCTTCCTCCGCCTTCAAGTTTCTTTTTTTTGTAAACTATTTTTTTAGTTGTCTTATAGTTAAAGTATAACAAAGTACAAGTATCTCTGTAAAAAATATCGTTTTCATAGTATTGGGCTGTATTAAAATAATCATACCAGCTTTGACTATACTGAGCTATTTTTTCTAAATCATCGTTAGTTAAAGTAGGATCTATTTTCATAAGCTCCGTAATACCAACAGTTTTGATTTCACCCCAATAAAAACAATCTTTGAAAAAAGGATCCTCTGTATAACTATAAACAACATTTGCAGGGTCTACGTAAGATAATTTTACCCCTGAGCCAGGAAGAAACTCATGTTTAGCCATACCTACACCCACGACCATCTGATCATAATCTATACGTTTTCTTATATCTTCATAATGATTTTCAGCAAACATAGTGTCAATAGCTTCTTCTTCAGCTATCTCTATCGCTGGCTTATAATTAAGATTCATGTATAATGAAAGCTCCTCATCTGTTGCCGGTAGTTCATCTGGATCAACTATGAAAGGATCATATCCAGTTTTTTCTTTAACAGTTGTCAGTATCTGTTTTGCTGCCATTTGTCCTTCGACCATATCCTGATATTTACTTCTTTTGGCTTGAGATAAAGCATCCTGAGCGTATGCTTTTACTTTGAATATACGCTCAGAAAGCCCATTAACCACAATATCAACAAATTTAGGCAAGATTGGAACTGGAGTCCAATCTAGATTTAAGTATGAAAGATCGCCATCAACAGCTAATTCGTTTTTATATTTAGCAATTGACTGTTCACCTCTTGCATATAAACGTAGTCGATTAAAATCTCTCCACTGTGTATAGTATCGGCAACCATTTGAATCTTTTCGAAACCATTCATATTGAATAGCTTGTCCTATTTGAAGTCCGTATTCTTCTGTTTCTTTTTCAGCATCTGATGCATATTGATTAGGAAATCCAACAGATGCAATATTTATACTAACTTCTCTCATTTAACTAATTCACTGAAATTTCCTGTGTTACTATATCTTGCAAAGTTAAGACTTATTTTTGATTGTTTTTGAATAGGTAAATATAGTGATTTTTGATTTGCCATAATTGCTAGCCCTGAGCTGATAGTGGCGTCAAATTGAGTACGATTACTTATATCAAACCTTGCCCATTCCTCTAGAGTTCTAGTAAATAACATAGATCCCATCGATGTTTGTTCTCTATATGTACCTTCTAAATCTACTCCTATATATTTTTCTATATATGACTCTATCGCAGATGCATGAGACTGCTTGACATCTTCTGAAGTATTAGGTATACCGCCTATTTCTTTTTCAGTCTTAGATAATTTATTATAATGCCTATCAGGTCTATTCATACAGAATCCTCTATAACCCCTATTTTTAAAATGATACAGTAAACGTGGTTTATTATTCTCTATTAAAATAGGCATACTATAAAACACACATGCCATTAACACCTCCTCAAAAAATATCTCCGCTGTTTGTGGGCGAGCTACGTATTCTAAAAAAAATTCATTGCTTGGAGCGTGATCCATATTGTATTTTGTTAAACCATGTAATGCCCCGTTTGATCCTCTTCCGCCCACTGTTCCAGATATATCGTAACTATCACAACCAAAAGCTCCAATGTGCTCATTAACAGGATAATATACACCGTTTCTATTTTGTGTTTTATTAGCTAACTGTTTATTTGGAGTCCATGATACTCTAAATCTTCCCTGTGAGTCTGGTGTCCATATAACCTCGGTATCTTTTACACCATCCTTCCAATAAAACTTACCTGTTGTTACGTGCTGGTTCATTATTAACGAATCATTATAATCTATTTGTTGATATATCTTTGTCAAGTTAAATAGACTTCCCTTGCTTTCATCTCTAAACGCATGGCTTTCAGTTCGAGGAAACTGTCTATAAAACTCATTTAAAGCATCTGGATCTTTTTTTAAAGACTCAACTTCAGCCTCCCAGTAGTCTATGGCTCCATTGTATATATATTCGTTGTCCACACCCAGCACAGGTTCTATTGGTGTATATAAAACAGGCATCCCATAACGATCTATAAATCCTTCCATATTCCATTCCATAGGAATAAATAGACTATACATTCCGCTTTTTGTCTGACCGTTTGCATTTCTAGTAGATAAGTTAGAATCTTCGTATAGTTTCTTAAAGTTTTCTCCACCCTTACTTAGAGCGTTTGATGTAGATCCCATCATACATTTTCCAATTATCTTGCTTCCAAGCCTCAAACATGTTTTAGTTACACGCCAATTGTTTAATATGTTATTTGGCTTAATCCATTTACCACTTTCATCATGTACTAGAAGCAATAACTTTTCACCATCGTAAGAGTTTTCATCTGTATTCTTCCAATCTATTGTTGTGTCTAATCCATACAACTCTTCATCTACAATGTCGTACATGTTTTTTTTGGTTATTTTACTTGCAGGAATACGAAATGCTAGCTCTGTTTTAGGTTTATCCATACCATCCTGTATCGGCTTGAAAAAAAACGGAAGCCTACTAGATATAGGTACTACTTTATCAGTAAACATCTTTTTTGCATCAGCTCCGGTTTTAGATAGTATACCAACTCTAGAGTCTTTCGCTAATGTTCCAGTGTTGATGCACTCAGAGGAGCCCATATAAGAAAACCCTGATCGTCTTATCTTTAAATAATCCAACCCAAAGCATCTATTATCGGCTTTGCATGCTTCCCAAAACATAAAAAATATACGGTTAGCTTCTCTAAAATCTGGATAGCCTACATCAATACTAGTCCATTGTAAATACATATAGTGAGATCCTGTAATGTATGTAGGTATACCGTTATTATTAAACCAATACCCTTCTTCTCTTCTATCAAATTCTTTTTCTATGTAGTCAATCCATTTGTTTTTAAAGACTGAGTTCATTTCGTTCCATTGAAATATAGATTGTATTTTAGACAAACTTTTATGTAGAGGCGCTCGTTCCCAATATTGTTGCGATTTTGTTTTGGATCTACTATATATTTTGTCTGGCTGTTTGGGTAAACCTAAAACTAGACCATTTATATTTATTATCTCTCCTAGCGTGCCGTCTTTTGAAATAATAACTACATCATATTTTTTATTATATCCATATACCCATGTCCGTCCAGAATTTTTGGTAGTTATTACGCCTTTTGGTATGTAATTACTTAAAACTTGATATAAACTATTTTGATCTTCTTTCTGCAAATCCTTGTTTTGTATTTATATTAATATTTTTATCTTCTTCTTTTAGCTCTTGTTCTTCTTGATCAATCTTATTTAATATATCAAATGCATCAAATATAGCTAGTTTTTTGGTGGCTGCAGCATTTTTTAATCTATCAGCTGCAAGTTCATCTTCTGGATCTGGTTTTATAATATCTTCTTTGGCAACTTTAATTAATTGCTCAACAGCTTTTCTGCCAGCTTCCACAATTTTAAGTTTTAATATTTCAGATTTCATTATTTTAATTTTATAAACATTACTTGAACTAGACGTGAATCTTTTTTGGTACCAAAATTTTCATATATGTTTCTAGAGTGTGGAATCTTAGAATCGAATATTACCATTCTATTATACGCAGCATAAAAAACACACATAGGTTTGTCATCTTGATAAAGTGTAGTTCCAGCTTGTTTTGGATATTTTTTATTTAAATATAAAAGTATTGTCATGTCCCCCATCATTTCATCCGTATGTATAAAATTTGGTTCCTTTTGATTAACTGGAGACTGTCTCACAAAATTGTAAGTGACAAAATATTTAGGGAAAGCTTTTTCCACCTTTTGTTGTAGTTCGTCATTAGATCGAACTTGAATTCCTTTAAAAACATTATCGCCGTCCTGAACATCTATAAACTCTCCCTTTAGTATATTGTTTACATATTGATCAGGATCATCTATTATATTATTTATAATAATATTTGTCATATCGCCATAGTAATTTGATGGTCATACATTCTATAAAGCTTTTCTCCGTCTACCATAAAGGGATACTCTGTGTCAGGTTTAAAACTAACTAAAGTGTGTTTTTTTATACCTTGTTTTTTTAAATAAGTATTAGGATATATCATCTCCGCCATTAAAGGTTCTTCCGAAGTATTTTTGTATATAATAGATTTTTTTGTTTTTACCGGTTTTACAAAGCAATAACGATCATGGCTATACCATTTATTGTTATGTTTATACATATAAAACTGTTCGCTATCTACAAAAAATAAATTGTCTCTAAAAAAACTTTTACAACTTTTTTCCCGACCCTTCATATCATAATAAAATTTAAAAACATTATGATGAACCAAAAGAGTATCTCCAATTTGTATTGGACCATTGTATATTATTGGCAAACTTATAACTATAGCCTCTCGATTTGAAGCTATATGATTTTCTTGGCTTGTGCTGGTAACAAAATCTATGCCACCTATTTTTTTTGTGTTATTATATCTTTTATTATTAAGGGGTTTAACTATAAAATTATATGGTGATCTCATCAAAAATTAATGTTATATTCTAAAGAGAAAGGCATGTTGGCATTGAACTCTTTCCATAAAACTACCTCATCATCTTTTTGTATCCATATTTTTATAGAGTTTGCATAATTATCAAATTGTATGAGATGTATTTTGTAGTC